TGAAGCTTTTGTTCCTCTTGACATAATTGCTACCGGAGGGGATCGACGACGATGATTAGGACGAAGATGAATTACTGGCAGGTTACCCAGATCTTTTTATCAGACACTGGGGTACACGAGGTTGAGATCAACCTTTCCACAGAACGACTTCGTTGTTCTTGTCCTGGGTTTGATTCCAGAGGTAACTGCAAGCACACCCGCTTTGTTAAGTCACGTATGGAAGAGAACGGTGGAGTGTATCCAACCGAGGTTTCTAATCGTGCGTCCAAACTAGACACCATCATCGCTAGTAAGGATCCCAAGTTGTTTCGCAAACTATTAATTGACTACGGAAAAATTGAGGTAGTCTAATTATGAAGGGGGGCGATATTTCAAATGAAGTTCCTCCAAGAATTGCAGTTGCTATTGACTGCATCATCGATCGCAGCCCTACCTTTAAAAAGGTTCTAGGGATCCCTGTCTTCGGTGAAGAGGTAACTTACAATCGACAATCCCTTTCTCTGTTCTGGCGCTTTGCTGAAAAGTACGAGTACCGTTTAGAGTTAGTTGGGTTTGGCTATACTCAAAAAGAAATGGATCGTGTACAAGAGGATCTAGATAATCTTGGCACTAATCCGTTTAACTATTACATTGCATATAACGTAGTCGCAGACCTGGTTGCTGAACTTCCCTACAGACCAGAGTTGTACGGAGTTGTGGATATTCCAGAACGTGGGTTACGCTATGGAAGCAAGTACATTAACATTGAGGGGAAGGTCTAATGGCAGCAGATAATGAGATCAGGTTACTGTCTCGTGCTATCCGCACCCGTGATATCGCTCCTCTGCTAGAGGCCGGGGTTCAGGACGGTTGGTTCTTTGTTGATGAGAATCGACAGGTCTGGCAGTTCCTTAGACAGCACTGGACTAAGTACAGCGAGGTTCCTACCTACAACCTCTTGGCAGTAGAAGACTCTCTTGAGTATCTTGTAGATCAGTTAGTTGAGTATCGCAAACGCCAACACACTATTGACGTAGTACAGAGTGCAGCAGAGGCAATCTCACAGGGAGATCACAACTCTGCTTTAGCTGCGATGAGTCGTGGCGTTGCCCGTATTGCAGATGAGGGTGTAGCAGAGTCATCTGATATCGATCTAACTAAAGATCCAATGAATCGTTTTGATGAATACTTAAGTGTTAAGACTCGTCCTAATGGTTTGCTTGGAATGGCAACCGGCTTTAGAACTATCGACCAAGCAACTGCAGGTCTTCAGCCGGGACAACTTGTAACAATCATTGCGCCACCTAAGACCGGTAAGTCTGTGCTTGCAATGCAGGTTGCAGTTAATATTCACGAAGATGGGTTTGTCCCAATGTTCCAATCTTTTGAGATGACTAACATTGAACAGCAACATCGTCACGATGCAATGCGTGCCAAGATTGCACACTCTCGACTTATCCGTGGTTCTCTTAATCCAGATGAAGAAGCTCGCTACAAAGCAGCACTCACAAAGATGGAGACCATGCACAACTTCTATCTAACAGACTCAGTGTCAGCAATGACAGTTACAGGACTCTCAGCAAAGATTGACAAGCTTCGTCCTAACATTGTTTTTGTTGACGGTGTTTATCTTATGCTTGATGAGGTCAGTGGCGAGTCCAACTCTCCTCAAGCACTCACCAATATAACTCGTGGCCTTAAGCATCTTGCTATGGCTAAAGAGATTCCTATCGTCGTCTCCACCCAGGTGCTCCTTTGGAAAATGAAGAAGCGTCAAGTTTCCGCGGACGCAATTGGATATTCATCATCGTTCTATCAGGACTCAGATGTGATCCTTGGTTTGCAAAAGCAGGATGAAGAAGACGATACATCTCGTGAGCTTAAGATCGTAGCCAGCCGTAACTGCGGACCGGCTTCAAGTGACCTGTTGTGGGACTGGGAGGAAGGAAAGTTTGAAGAGTATGGATCTCTATTCGGAACACCAATTGTTTGATGGCAGTCAGCTCTGTGCACAGGTAGATCCTGAACTCTTCTTTACAAGGGAGAAGGATGACCTTACAGACTCGACACCTGAAGAGTATGCAGATATGTATACAGCAAAGGCTATTTGTAAGAGCTGTCCGTTAACCTTAGAATGTCTTGAGTATGCGCTTAGGCATCCAGAGCTTGATGGTATTTGGGGAGCAACAACTCCTCATGAGCGGCGCCTAATGCGTCGCAGGAAGAGGGCAAGAGCATGAGTTTAGATCTTAGAGACAAAGAAGCACCACTGCACGTATGCATCTGTGGCTCTCTGTTGTGGAAAGTACAGGCTATGTTTGAAGAGGGAGAGATCTCTCTTTACATGCTTGATATGGAATGTGCGCTATGCGGTGCGCTCGCAACCGCTCCAACACCGGTGGACTAATGTATAGAGAAGGCGACGTACAGCAAGCTCTGCTACGTCTAGGTATCGATACCACTCAGCGGAACAGTGAGCTGACTGGTTGGTGCCCTATGCACTTAGAGAGAACCGGTAAGGAAGATCACAATCCATCCTGGTCAATCAACTCTGAGACTGGTGTCCACCACTGCTTCTCCTGTGGATACAAGGGAACTCTTATAACTCTTGTCGCGGAAGTGCTTGAGCTTAAGACAGAGTGGGGACGTCTTGATTTAGAGGCAGCCAAGGATTGGTTGCGAGCTAACGTTGAGGTAGACCTTGACCTTCTTGTAAAGCAGATGGAGGAGATGCGTAACAGCTACGTATCTATTCCTAGACCAGTTGAGATGAGCGAAGCCCGTCTTGCAATCTTTGATGCTCCTCCGGAGTGGGCTGTTCAGGCTCGTAAGCTAACTGAGAATGCTTGCTATGACTATGGTGTGCGTTGGGATAAGCGACAAGAGGCTTGGATCACACCTATACGTCACGCTGATAGTGGCAAGCTCATGGGCTGGCAGGAGAAAGGTCAGAGCAATCGACTCTTTAGAAACCGTCCAGCCGGTGTTCAGAAATCTAAGACTTTATTTGGATTGGACGTGTGGTTAGGAGGAACTATGATTGTAGTAGAATCTCCTTTAGATACGGTCTATCTAAGATCTTTAAAAGTAGGTCCAGCTGGAGTCTCTACCTTTGGAGCTTCTGTAAGCTCTGAACAGGTTGACCTAATGCGTCAAGCTGACAAGTTAATACTGGCATTTGATAATCCCAAGATCGATCCGGCTGGGGAGAAAGCCTCTAAAGAAATGTTTGCTAAGATTAAGAAGCTTGGCATGGAGTGCTGGTTCTTTGCCTACGGGGATAGTGGCGCCAAAGACATCGGTGACATGACTCGGGATCAGGTAGTATATGGAATTGAAAATGCTAAGCACTGCGTATTCGGAGAGTCCGCAATCTACAGTTAGGGGGCAGGTATGTACTGGTCTTGGGTTTTAGCTGCCATCGGTGTTTGTGGAATCTACTTCGTGGGAAAGAAAACTATTTGGGGCTGGATAGTCCTACTAGTTAACGAAGTAATCTGGATCGTATATGCCGTCACTACTAAGCAATACGGGTTTATTTTCTCTGCTATTGCTTACGCTATTGTTTACGTGAAGTCCTTTATCCACTGGAGGAGAGACGAACTCGTATGACCTTCACAGGTACTTTATTGCCTTATCAACCAGAAGCTGTAGACGCTATGTGCGAACGCGGCAAGATGTTGGTGGCTTATGATTTGGGGCTTGGAAAGACAGTCCTGACTATAGCTGCGCTCGAACAGTTGATGGACAACGGTTCAATCCGGGAGCCAGGTATTATCATTTGTCTTTCCAGCCTTAAATATCAGTGGGCAGAACAGATTAGGAAGTTTACCGATGGAACTTCAACACCTTTGGTTATTGATGGAACGCCAAAACAACGAGAAGCTCAATACATCGAAGCACTCGACTGGGGGCATTCGTTGGTTGATTATGTCATTATTAACTACGAGCAAGTTGTTAACGACTGGGAGTATGTACGACAGCTCCCTACGGGATTCATTGTCTGCGACGAAGCAACCGCAATCAAAAGCTTTAGATCAAAACGATCAAAGTATGTAAAGAAACTTAAGAGCGATTACAAGTTTGCTCTAACCGGCACACCCGTAGAGAACGGAAAGCCGGAAGAACTATATTCAATTATGCAGTTTGTAGACCCTTCATTGCTAGGGCGTTTTGATCTATTCGATCAAACCTTTATTGTTCGCAACCGCTTTGGTGGTGTAGAGCGTTACCGTAACCTTCCTATACTTAACAAGACATTGATGGAGGCGTGTGTACGCAAACGTCAGACTGACGAGGATGTGGCACCGTACCTACCCGAAACAATTTTTGCCGAACCCATTCTTGTTCCTTTTGATTCAGCGTCTAAAAAACTATACAAGAGTATTGCTAATGAAATCCTTAACGATCTAGATGAAGCTACGGATTCCTACGGTGCGTCTTTTGACATCTTCACACACTACGGTCACGCAGATAGCTTTGAAGGTGCGGATGCTTTACGCGGCCGTATCATGTCTAAACTAACTGCACTTAGAATGCTTTGCGATCATCCTGAATTGCTCCAAGTATCCTCAGAGTCTTCAGGATATGTCAGTGGCCTAAAAGATTC